ACCGTCCGGTCTGTTATGACCTGTTCTGTTTGTGTTGGGCATCACATGGTTTGGTGTTGACACGTGTTTTCTGTATTCGTATATTTGTGTCATCGCCGGTGAGGGAAATGCCCTCGGAGCGAGAGGAGGAATGATGGATATTCAACAGACGGTCGTTAAGGCGATGATGAATGTTTTTTCAGCATTGATCATTAAAGACTATTGTCCTAAACTCGAATTTGAGGATGGGTCAATTACCTTATGGACTGAGGATGCGTCATGCGAAGCGCTCTTAGTGGTTAATAGGTCGCACTCTTTGTTTGGGGAGCGAGTGTTTTCACTTGAGATTGTCCCTGGTGAGGGTGAGCGTTACCTGGCTGAGATGGTGGCTGATGAGGTGGTTGAGGTTGTTAAGAGGAGCGTGAACGATGAGTAAACGCTATAAACTTCTATTGATCCTTATTGGAACCCTCAAACGCATACACGCTAATTATAGGATTGTCGGGAGCGACGAACCTCAAGACAGAGATAGTGTGGTCGTCTTAAATGAGCATCCTAGGAGTGTTTTCCTTAAGGTCACTAACGAGGGTATCGAGGTTCACCCTTCATTTCTCTCATTGTATGAGGAGGAACTGCAAGCGGACATAATAGTTTCTGTGGTTATGGTGGCGGCAGATGTTCAGATCACGGAATGAAGAGTTTATCGTCCTTGATGATGGGGAGGAGTTGTTTAGGTCATGGTCGTTCGTTGCGACGGCGCGGTTTCTGGAACTGGTGAATTGCGATCACCGGCTGGAGAGGTTGGGGTCGGCGATAGATCGGGTGTACAGTCAGTTCCGGTCACCGCTGGAAAAATTGGAAGTGGTCATCGATATCCGGGAACTGTGATTACCGTATACATTGGAAACAAAATGGTGTATGCCGGCGATTCCGTTGACAACGCTGTAGATAGAATCTGTTCACCAGGAGGGATTGATTATGAACTGTGGACTGTCTGAGAAAGAGATTAGGGAGCACGAGGGCCCGCTCTGGTCAGGTAACCTTGTTATCGAGAAGGTTGAGGGTCGCTGGGTTCCTGGTGGGTGTCCTGCTAGGGTGACAGATAGGATGGTGTTTGCGTCGCAGTATGGGATGTCTGCTAGGAAGTTGGTTGAGAAGTTTGGTCATATTGAGGATCATCCGAGGAAACGGTCATGGGTACTAAATGTGACGCATTAGCCCCGAATATCTCTCACTGGTTGGCGATTGATGAGCAACTGGACCCTCACAAGTTCAGGGTTATCACGTACTCAACCATATCGGAGACGTTCTATACATGCGAGTATGGTACTGTTTCACGTCGTCGAGAGAATCACACCATAGTGGTAAATGTTAAGCCTAAGGGTCATCGTTTTATTACTATTGTCTACCCGGAAGCCGACCAACCAACCGAGCAGGAGATGTTTTCTCTGCTAGTTTTCTGGACCGCTAAACCTCTGTTCCTAGCGGTACCAGCACCAACAGAAACTGAGGAACAGGGCAATCAAGAGACACTCTTCTAGGAGGAAGACCAAATGAGCACCGAGATTACTACCAGCACCGCCGCTAACCCGCTTGCCGGAATGTCCGCCACTAACGGTATTTTCACTACCGTTAAGGGCGACGACTTTGAGACTAAGGCGAAGATTTTCAACGCCGTCAACGACGCCACCCCGGTTTCAGACCTTTCCGGTAAGCCGTTCGAGATCGCGGACCTGGTGATCGAGTCCGCGGAGTTCGTCAATGAGAAGACTGGCGAGATCGAGCCCTCCGTGCGGACCATCTTCATCACCCCCTCGGGAGAGGCCTACCAGGCGTTCTCCGGGCCGGTCTTCAACGCTGCCAAGCGCATCCTTACCCTCTTGGGTGAGCCCTCCCAGTGGCCCGCTCCGCTCAAGGTGAGGGTGACTGAGGAGGGGAGCGGTAAGAACCGCTTCTACAAGTTGACGCTGGTCTGACGTCGCCTAGTTGCTGGCTGCTAGAGTCCTCCCCGTCCTCCATAGGGAGGGCGGGGAGGATTTATCATGAGGTACAGCAAGGATGAACTTATCGCGCTGCGTAAGGCTGCGATGAAGTCTGAGTCACTGGTGACACGTAAGATCAAGCGCATGGCTAAAGGGGATTACGGTATCGACATTTCAGGAATGGAATATGATCCCCGCGTGGGTAAGGGCGCTATTTCTAGGATGTCAGGTGACCGGCTTAAGAAACTCTTAGAGAAGCAAGCCTATTTCCGTAAGGCGAGTGTCGGTTACTACAAAGGTGCGCGTGGAACCATTGTCACCCGGCAGTCATACCGAAACTACGTAAACTCCGTGCGTAAGATCAACAATAGTGTTGATGCCGAACAAGCCAAGTACCAGGATGTGTTTATCAAGCCGCTGGGGATGACGGTCAAGGAACGGCGCGCGATGATGACGCCAACTCACCCGGTGCATGGTACCGAAGCGTATGACGGTATGAAGAAACTCAAGATCTACTCCCCCACCCAACTCATGGGCACAGAGGGCGCGAAGATGATCGCGCTTCGCAATGACGACATTCGCCGCCAGTACACGAGTAGGGAACTTGTGTCTAAGGCCCGGGGATATATGAATGACATGATGGATGTCATCGGGGATGAGGAGTTGCGTGTCAAGTTCAATTCTCTGTCCGACGAACAGTTCTGGTTTATCTGGGCTTACACAGATTTCCCAAATGAGTTGGCGCTCAAGTATGATGCAATGATGATGCAGATGAGAGTGCTTGACGGGTCTAATCAACTCTCAGACGGTATGATTGATTCTGCGATGGAGCGCGGCGAGCAATCCGTCGGTAGGGCAATGGAGTATTACAAGTATGCCAAGACACTCGATATCTAACGCTAGGTGCGCAGATTTCGAGACAACAACTAATCCCCTTGACTGTCGTGTGTGGTCATGGGGAAGCATGGCGGTCAACGATTACGAGGACTATGAGGTCGGGTTAGGAGTTGGCGCCTATGTCGCATATCTCCTATCTGCCCCTAATGTGACGTTCTTTCACAATCTCGCGTTCGACGGGCTATTCATTATTGACCATATTCTCAAGACTGGATATAAATGGGTGGCTGACAAGCCGGGAAAAGGGGAATTCTCAACGGTCATTAGCAATATGAATAAGTTCTACTCCATCACCATCATCTCAAAGGATGGTGTTAAGGCTGAACTGAGAGATTCGCTTAAGAAAATTCCGTTACCTGTTAGGGACGTCCCTAAGGCGTTCAACCTTGAGTCCGTTAAGGGAGAGATCGACTATGAGGCGGAACGGCCTATCGGCTACCTACCCACGGAAGACGAATGGAAATACCTGTACAACGATATCTACATCGTGGCTCAAGCCATGCGCGTTGTTCTCGCTAGCGGGATGACCAAACTGACCGTTGGAGCCGACTCACTCGCAGAGTTCAAGTCCCTACACGGTAAGGGGTTCACCCGAACATTTCCCACCCTATCCAAGACTGTAGACGATGACATTCGCGCTGCCTACAGGGGAGGTATCGCAATGCCGTCAAAGAAATGGGTGCGTAAGCGCACGGGGCCTGGAATCGTGATTGATAAGAACTCGATGTATCCGTGGGTGATGAGGACTAAGCCGCTCCCCTACGGGAGACCATGGTGGTCTGAGAGCGAGGACCCCGATGCCGACCTGTACACAATCTCGATAACGTTCACTGCAAAACTCAAGCCAGGACACTTGCCCTGCATTCAACTTAAGCGCTCACTACAGTTCAACGCTAACGAATTCCTTGAGTCGGTACCGGAACCCACCACGGCCACTATTACGTCTATTGACCTTGAGTTGTGGATGCAGCAGTACGACATAACGATTTACTCGATTAGTGGTTGCTGGAATTTCAAAGCGACAGAGGGGCTGTTTAACGATTACATTGATAAGTGGATGGCAGTGAAAGCAAATAGCACCGGAGGAGCAAGGACCATTGCTAAACTACACCTTAACTCATTGTACGGAAAGTTTGCTAAGAACACTGACGTAACCGGCAAACGCCCATACCTTGATGAAAACGGCACCGTTCAACTTACAATGTGTGACCATGAGGAGAGCAACCCTGTCTACACTGCTATGGGCGCCTTCATCACCGCTTACGCCCGGCAAGACCTCATTAACAGTGCTCAAGCGAATTATGACCGTTTCCTCTACTGCGACACAGATTCCCTACACCTCAGAGGTAGGGATGAGCCAGACCTGTACCTACACCCCACGGAACTGGGCGCCTGGAAGGTGGAGCACGACGGTCAATCATTCGACGACGCTGTGTTCCTGCGCGCGAAGCAGTACTGTGAACGGTTCGGCGACCATGACGACGTTCACATTGCTGGACTGCCGGCTGAGATTGCTGCTCAAGTTAGGCTAGAAGACATGTTGACACCGCGAACTTGGGACGGTAAACTTGTACCCAAGAGAGTTCCCGGTGGTGTGGTACTCTCTAACACAACATTCACACTCAAGTAGAGGAGAAACTGAAATGGCACGCATCAAGGCTGGGCATAAGAACCTGACTGTCACCGTCACCGAGGAGATTGCCGACGCCCTCGATGAGGCTCACTGGGCCCTGCGTCGAGAGGTTCCTGAGATTCTGACGGAGATTGTCACCAAGGGCGTGGAGGAGATCAAGGCGAGCACTGGCAAGTGACCGGGATGTCATCGGCTAAAACCGCTCGGTACTTGATGGGCTGACAACTCCTAGGGCTGTCCGGTCTCTCTCCGCAGTGATATGGTGGGTACGTAAGTATCCACCATATCTTTATGTGCACGGAAAGGTAGATAAATGAAGTTCCTAGATGACATTGGGGGTAAGTTCAGTAGCGCCCTAAGCGGTTTGGGTGAGATTCTCGGAGCGGACCATTCCGATACTCTCGATAATCTCTCGAATATCTGGAACGAGATGACCGATTTTGCTGGTGGTTTCGATTCTAAGATGGCCGACCTTAATTCGGCGCTTGAGGAAAAGGAAAAGATGATCTCTGACCTCAAGGGCAAGAACTATGATCTGCTCATGACCCAGCCCGGTAGTGACCCGAGCGATGCTGCGAGTAAGATGCCGGGCGAGGACGGGGCGGCTGATTATGAGGGCATCACGTTTGATGACCTGATTTCCACTGACGATGATGAGGAGAAGAACTAATGGCACGTCGTTTTTACGGTAAGCTCCGTAACGCGGATAACGTTAACATTCTTAATGCTATCCGTAATGATGCATCTCTTGATTATCACAAGCGCATTCCGGCCGCATCCAAGGGTAATGTGGCTGACGTTGCGGACGCTATTTTCTCTTACAAGCCGCATAAGAATGAGTTCATTGAGGCCCTTGTAAACCGCATCGGCCTCGTGTATGCACGTAACTCGATCTGGTATAACCCACTTAAGGAATTCAAGCGCGGCGCCCTCGAGTTCGGCGACAGCATCGAGGAGATTCAAACCGGCATTGTTAAGGCTAATCACTACAACCACGATCGGGACTACCTCGAGCGCGATATCTTCGCTCGTGCTGACATTGACGTAGCGTCCGCTTTCCATACTGTAGACCGTGAGGATTTCTACAAGATCACAATCGATGACAATACGCTCAAGCGTGCTTTCCTTGATCCGTCAGGTCTTGACCAGTTGACGCAGCAGATCATGTCCGCGCCTACTACATCTGATAACTGGGATGAGTATCTCATGATGACGGCCCTGTTCCGTGTCATGGATAATAAGTACCCCATGTTTAACGTGAACGTTCCTGACGTTGCGAAGATGAATTCTACTGAGGACGATGCCAAGTCTCTCCTGCGTAAGATTCGCGCTACTGCCGGAAACATGCAGTTCCTCTCTACGCGTTTCAACGGCGGTAATATGCCGATCGCCGCGCGTCCCGATGAACTTGTCCTGTTTGCCACCCCTGAGGTCAAGTCTGGTCTTGATGTGAACGCGTTGGCTGTCCTGTTCAACGTGTCCTACGCGGACGTTCCTTCTCGAATTGTTGAGATTCGTCAGGAGGACGTTGCGATGGACGGTGTTCAGGCGTTCCTGACTACCAAGGATTTCTTCGTCATCGCGGATACGTCCCTTGAGACTACTTCTGAGTTTAACCCGATTTCTCGGCAGACTAATTTCTTCCTCCACCATTGGGAGATTATCTCCGCCTCCCCGTTCGCACCTATTATCAAGTTCTCTACCGCTCCCGATACGACGCGTGACGCGATTAATATTGCAGCGAATGTTGCTATTGATCGCATTCAGTTCGTCATTGACGCCAACGAGACGGACGTTAAGAACGTGGATAAGACGAACGCTCGTATGGTTAAGGGTGGTACGGCTCAGTTGGAGGCTGTTCTGACCGGGCTTAAGGCCGGCCAGGAGGACATTGAGTTCACTGAGCAGTGGTCTGTTGAGGGTAATAAGGATACTGGTACTCGCATTGATAATGACGGTCTGCTGTACGTGTCTCCTGAGGAGGAGGTTGCGACGCTTACCGTGCGTGTTAAGGTGTCGTGGATTGATCCGGCTACTGGGAAGTATGTCGTTAAGACCGCTTCTCTGACGGTTGCCACTAGGGATAACGCGGCTGGTCTTGCAGCCTGACCTTCCCTATACTGAAAGGCATCGCCCCGCTCCGGGGCGGTGCCTTTCTTTATTGGAGGAGTAATGCCTACCGTTAATTCACTGCCGAACGGTGCGTCGTTTGGCACCCAGTTCGATTACTCGGTGTGGGGGCCGGGCACTGAGGTCACACTGTGCAACGTGCCGTGGGACTCTATGTACCGGGATGTGTATTGGTTTGACAGTACAGAGGAGACGATTAAGTACATTCAGGACTACAACCGTAACCGGAATATTCACACCATCTCAATCGATCGCCTCACTTACTGTGCACAGAACATGCCGGTGAGAGTTAATGTTCCGTTCAGTGAGGCTAATGTTTTCAACTACCTTATTGTCCAGAATGACGCGTTCCCGATCTCTCAGGAGAACAGGGCCACGACTTTCTTTTACTTCATCCACACTGTGGACTATGTCGCCCCTGAGACTACTCAGCTAACTATTTCTCTTGATGTGTGGCAGACGTACCACAACCGCGTCAAGTTCCGATCGGCATATATTGAGCGGTCACACTGTCTCGAACAGAATGCTAAGGAACTGAGGGAGCATTGGGACTTTGATTTTTTCAAGACTCATTCACGGTTGTGGCTCAAGCAGCCTGAGAGTTTCTCTCTTGGTGAGCGACAGACCATTTATCGGAGTTGGTTCGGAAATCTTGTGACCGGAAAAGTTAACGACTTTAACCGGCAATTCGACTATGTAGCGGTCATTATTTCTACCACTAATCTAGATGCCGATTTTGGGACTACCGGCAACCCTTCGATGTACGCCGCTACTGGGGCTAACGTGACTAGCACTGTCCCCCATTTGGACGCGTCGTCGCTTAGCCAATCGATTTCCCTCATTTCCGGTGCGTCGTATTACATGTGCTCATTGACCGATCTTCCCAAGATCATGAAGGAACTGAGTGCCGCTCCGTGGGTGTCGCAGGGAATCCAAGATATCTACTACGTCCCCGCCAACGTCGTTGGTGGTGAGACTATTAACGGTAAGTTGGGTAGTTATGGCTTGAAGCGTATAACGCACAGTTCGAACTTTCAGAGTGTAGAAGTGGCGTATGACTTCCATCCGACAAAGTTGCCCGATTTCCTTAAGGCCAATAACAACAATATTAAAGGTAAGAATCTTAGGCGGCTCAAGCGGTTCTTTAAGTTCTACACGTCTCCATACATGCACATTGAATTGTCGTTCAATAACGGGCAGACTCTCACAGTTTCACCTGAGTACCTTAACTGGGGTAAGCGTCTTGAGTTGAGAGTTGAATTTCAGTTGCTTCCGCCGTCCCCTCGCATTGTCGCCTATGTAGGTGAGTACAACAGCGACAAAAACGATACAGCGTGGAAGACCGATACTGAGTACGTGAATGAGGCGATGGTTATTGACAACTTCCCGCATGTTCCGGTTGTTAACGACCAGAGCATGATCTGGTATGCGTCACACGCTCACTCAATTGCGCAGAGTCGTAACGCTGCTACGTGGGGGCTCGATAAGTCTACGCGCGCTGCGGACACGTCGTTTGACGCGACTATGCGTGGCATTCGTACTGGTAACGCGATCATGCAGAACAACCTAGGTGCACAGAATCTGAACACTGCTCTGGCTAACACTGCGCAGATGGCCCACCAGCAAGTTAACAGCGCTAATCGTGCTATTAGCGGTATTGGTGGTGCCGCATCTACGGCACTGACTAATCCGCTTGGCGGTATTGGTCAGTTGGGTGGGTATGTTCAGGGGCAGATTACGTCTGACATTTCCACTGCTATTGACATTAATGCACGAAACCAGGGCAACGTTATCTCTCAGAACTTGACGCGTGCTAACCAGAGTGAGCAGAACATGCTTACCGGTACTAACGCGGCGGCTAACCGTGATCTGGCTAAATGGGCGTCTCAGGGCGACTATCAGCAGCAGATTGCGGCCATTAACGCAAGTGTGCGGGATGCGCAGATTACTCCCCCGTCAGTTTCTAGCGCTAGTGGTGGTGACCCGTTCAACTGGATTATGAACGGTGCACTCGTGTTCGCTAAGTTGAAGATGGTGTCTGTTGACGTTATTCGTAGGCAGGGACAGTTCTGGGAACGTTACGGGTACGCGTGCGATTTCTTCCTCTCTCAGTTACCACCACGTCTACAGGTGATGGACCGCTTTAGTTACTGGAAGTGTCATGACGTGCGTATCGTCTCCTCTTCGTGCCCTCAAATGTATATCGACACTCTTCGCGGCATCCTTGAGAAAGGCGTGACCGTATGGCATAGTCCTATGTCTGACAGCGAGTTCTATGGTGATGTGTCACTTGATAATGAGGCGATTATCTGGGACAAGGAAGGGGCCCTCAGGTGAGTAGACCAGATTTCGTTAACGATTACATTTACGCGCCGTTCCTTAAGGAAATGGTGTTTGACCCGGGCACTATGCGGAGGGAAATTCTTACGGGGATGTATGCTCGAGTACTCTCCGAAATGTGTATGAACCGCTATCACTGGACTGGTCTTCCTGAGGAGATTGACCCCAGGTTCCTTGAGATGTCTTTGTTCTCCCAAGGACTGTCAGTGTTTTTCTGGGACAACGAATTCAATCGTTATTTTGCGTTGCGCGGGGCTGGTATGGGAACCCCTAACATGTATAATAACCCAACTGAATTCATTGTCTACGGGAACACAATGGTCAATAAGACAATGAAGGGGGACGATTGCGTACCGATCTGGAACAACTATCTACGTACTGGCGATACCGACATTGTTGGGGTTTACGCGCGCCGTCTGGCTGAGATTGACACAACGACGGAGATCGACCTCATTCACATGAGGGTGCCAGTTCTCCTGACGGCCGATACGAATGAGCGCAAGTCGGTAATGGACGCGTATAAGAAACTCGCTGAGGGTACGCCGATGATCGCGGAAGTGTCGTCGGCTACCGGACTTGGGACGTTGCAGGACAAAATTAGTTCCATATCCACAGGTATCGATAAGGACTATCTCCCCCATGTGATGGAGGCGAAGGTTAAGACCTGGAATGAGGCGTTAACTCTCCTGGGGATTATGAATGTCAATTCCTCCAAGAAAGAGCGAATGGTCGTAGAGGAAGCAAGTGGTTCCTCAGGTCAGGTGCTTGCCATGCGTGCAGTTAACCTGCAAGCGCGTAAGTACGCGTGTGAGTGGATAAACGCTAAGTATGGGCTGAACGTTGATGTTACATGGAACCTTGATGACTCAGCCGGTACTACTGACATGCAGGAACTTAATCCCATGACTGAGATGAATCCGCTGGCAGACCAGGAGTCCGTGAACAGCACCGATCTGGGAGGTCCTAATGAGTAATTACACGACAGAACTTAGGAAGATAGATGAGCGTCTGATAGATGACGCACTATCCCATTACCCCATTTTCTCTGAGGAATACCGTTCAACCCTGAACTCTAAGATCAAAAACCATTTCTGGTTTAATGAGATAGGGCACGAGACCGTTGATATCTTCCTTTTCCAGTTAAAGGTTAAGATGAATGAGATCATGCCCTATTACAATCAGATGTACGAGTCTGAACTAACCAAGCGTGACCCGTTCCTGACCGTCCGCATGACGTCCAAAAACTCGAGTACTGGCTCAACTCGCACCAGCGGTGAGACCAGCGAGCATGGGTCATCCACGTCATCTACCGACGCCAAGTCTAGAGCCGTCCAGTCCGAGACTCCTCAGGTCATGCTCTCCGGTAACGGTGACTACGCGACAGGGGCGGCCGACTCGACGTCACTGACGGGCGTCAAGTCCTCTAGCAGCAGCGGCGGTTCTCAGACAGCCACGTCCTCTAGCGATGGTAGCGGGTCTAGTAGTCAGGAGGGCTTCTCTGGCTCCATGGCATCGCTTATCCAGGCCCATCGTGACGCCATTGTGAATGTTGATATGATGGTTATCGCTCAACTTGAGTCATTATTTATGCTCATTTGGACACCTCCCGTAGATATGATTGGAGATAATTGGTATGGGTACTAATGACCCTCGGGTTAGTGCTATTGATGCCGCCCTGTATCGCCTGAGCCCGCCTACTACACCTTATTCAACCCCGTTCACCTATAATAACGGTCTGACGGTGCTCGAGATTCTCGAGCGTATTCGCAAGGCCGTAGTGGACACCATCACCTACGCCGAAGGATTCGGCAAGGAAGTCGAGGGGATGGTTAAGCGAATCAACGAAATTGCCGAGCAATGGGCTAAGGACTCAAAGAAAAAACTAGACGACTTTGAGTCATTCCTCAACGACTCTCGCAAGAGCACCGATGAGAAGATCAAGGCGATGAACGAACTCATCGAGTCGTTCAAGGCGCGCCTTGTAGATGCTCGCTTCGACCGTATCGAGGACGGCGACTTCGTTGACGCCCCGATGAAGGACTCCTCTCGAATCCAGGTTGCCACCAAGCAACGAATCGGGAAGATTGACGCGGCTATCGAGAAGGTCAAGTCTGATATTCAGAACATCCTCAACAACTACTACACCAAGGCACAAGCCAATGACCTGTTTCTCGAGGACCCTAAACTCACCGAGGGCGTCGTCTTCGGATCATCCAATGCCACTATTGAGGCGTTTCGATGGACTGAGGGGCTGTGTAGGGACATGGGCGTCAATCCCAATATCTACGCCATTGGAGGTGGCGGTTTCACAAGCACGCCTGATAACAATTTCATTACTCAGGTGAATAATGCTCGCTCCCGAATGAGCGATGAGAAGAAACGTGCCACCAAGTATGTATTCCTCATTGACATGCTGAACGATATCCGGGCACAGAATTCCGTCACCAACCAGGCGGGCACGTTCTTCTCGCTAGTCCGTCAGCACTTCCCCAACGCGACCATCTACGTTCTGCCCGTCACGTACAATGAGGCGTCTCTGAATGAGTACGTCCAGATGGCTCGTAGTTGCGTCTCTCGCACCTATGAGGTGATCGCAGCGGGTAAGCCGTTCGGCGCCATTGTGTGCGAGGGGTCGAGGTCTTGGCTGCATTTCGGTAAGGAACAAGCCAAGTCGTGGGACCAGGGCGTGGATAACGTTCACCTGACGGAAGCCGGGTATAGGCACGTCAAGCAACTGTTTATCAACTGGATCAACGGTGGCCCATCGTTCCTCAACCCTCCCTCGTTCGACCTGTATAATCTTTCGGCTGGTGCTGTTCAGAAAGACTACAACTATCTGAACTGTGAGCGTCACGATGATTTTGTGAACATTCAGGGCACGTTCAAGATCGGCGCGTCTAATGCAGGATATGACGTTAAGTTAATGGACCTCCCCGGTTGGGCACGCCCGTATGACGGTGTTATGTCCCCGATTATCGGCAACGATCGTACTTACAAATACATCTATGTTGCTAAGACTGGTGGGATGCATGCGGGCGATATTCTGTCTGCTAACCAGACTTATCAGGTGAACATGACCTATCGTATCTTCTAGGAGATTCAAATGGCTTGGGATGAGACTGCAAAGAAAGTAGCCATTAAGGCTATCGGCACTGTTGAATCGAGTATGAAATATGACTCGATCAACTACAACGACCCAATCACCGTCGGTATCGCGCAGTGGTACGGTCCTCGAGCGGCAGACATCATTAAGAAAATGGGTGCCGCTCACGCAACGGAGTTCGCCGGAGTTGCCTCATCCCTTAAAGCCGACCTGTCCTCCCACGGAAACGACTCGTGGTGGACAAACAGGTGGCTGTCCAAGGCAGAGGGGGATTCACTTCTCCCTCTGCTGAGGGCAGGCGCCAAAGAACAGGACGCTCAGTTGGTGGCCGATCTTGAGGGGTACTTCCAGGCGGCCAGGAACATGGGCATTGACCCGAACACCAACACTGACTCATTCATCTACTGGTGCGTTGCCTACCATCAGGGGCCGCGGTACGCGATTCAGGTCGCTAACAACGTAGGCGGTAACGCGTCGCTGGACGCGTTTCATCACGCAACTCTGAACAACGGTGTGCTGGGTAAGTACCCAAACCGGTACAACCAGGCATACCAGATTATTAAGAACCACGACACGTCAGGAGTGTCAACACCTGGGGCCGCCTCCCCCAGCCGTCCCGGAAACGGTGGTAGCGGCGGGGCTAACAGCGGAGGGTCCAATGCAGGCAGTCTCAGTTCCGTATGGAGTGACGGCAGTGGCCTCCTCCATATGAACACGTCGAGCGGAGTTGTGACCGCATACCCTACTGGAAACGTGCGTCAGTGGCTTACTAGCGCGAATAAAGTATCTAGTGGTGGTAGCGCGGCCACGCCGGGAAACGTGGGTGGTGCGGCACCTGGTGGTGGTGCTGTTCCTGGTGGTGCCGATGCGGCGTCCAAGCGGTATGCAGTCTATAAATGGATGTATGACCGGCAGTACAAGTTCACTTATCTACAGGCGCCCGGCCGTCTTAACCCCGATCAATCAGGATTCGGGGATTGTTCTAGCACTATCTACCGAGCGTACATGGATACAGTGGGGATCAACCCGGGCACGTGGACGGGTGACCAGTACAACCGTGGCACGGAGGTTCTCAGAGGTTATGGTCACCCTACTCCTGCGCAGATTGCGCAGATGACTACGGCCGATATGATTGTCATGAGTTGGGGCGCCGGATATCCCCACACTGACCACGTTGAGATGTATACAGGGGACGGTAGTCACACTATCGGACACGGTGGTCCAAACAGAGGTCCACACATTAACTCAATCTTTATGCTTGACGACGCCACTTGGTGGACGGTCAGACGTCATATTCTGTAGGTGGAGGAATGAACGGAAAGATCACGCACTATTACGATTTCAGTCGTATTCGTTCGTACGGTGCGCGATATCTCATGATCGTAGGTAGTCGTGGTACCGGTAAGACGTATGGTGCAAAGAAAATCGCTATCAGAAACGCGATCAATAAAGGTGAACAGTTCATCTACCTACGCCGTCACCGCGTGGAGCAGAAAGGGCGATTCACGTTCTTTGACGATATTGCGCACGAGTTTCCGGGGTATGAGTTCGCCGTTCACGGGAACGACGCTGTCATGCGGATGGAGGGTGAAAAGAAATGGGATACCATCGGCTATTTTTCTGTCCTCAGCACGTCTCAAGCCCAGAAATCAACCGCATATCCGCTGGTCACCACAATTATTTTTGATGAGTTTATTATCGAGAACCCTCAGATTCGGTACCTAGATGATGAGGTTCGTGTCTTCAATAACTTTTACCTGACTGTAGACCGCTACAAGGACAAGACAACGGTTTTTATGCTCTCCAACTCTGCGAGCATTATGAACCCGTACATGCTCAAATGGGGCCTGAGACCAAACTCTGAGTTCGTCAAGGCGGGTGACGGGTTTATCGTCTGCCATTTCGCGGATGACACTCAGTTCAGGAACGACGTTGCTAACACTCGCTTCGGTAAGTTCGTGATGAGCACCGATGAGTCGTATGCCGAGTATGCTATCAGTAACAAGTTCAAGGACAACACTGACGACTTCATTGGCAAGAAAAGTGGTAAGGCTGAATATTATTGCACCATACGTACGCGTAATGGTTGCTTCTCAGTGTGGACTGACCTGCCTATGTTTACTATTCAGGAGTACAGGCCTAAGAATGAGGTTATGTACTGCATTGACCACAAGGCGATGAAAGAGGGTGACATCTACGTAAAACCAAACGACCGAATTATGCAAATGTTGCGCAACCGATGGAGAAGAGGTCTTATTCTGTTTGACTCCCCAAAGTCCCGAAACACGTTCACGGAGATTTTTAAATGACACCCCATATCGATATCGGAATAATCGTCGGTATCATCACCATCATCGGCTCAGTCTTAGCCGCTGGCAGGTGGGTCTACCGACAGTTCAAGTCTATAGAGTGTCTGCTAGAGGACTGGCACGGTGAGCCTGCCCGTCCCGGCGTCCCTGGAAGATTGGGGGTTATGGAAAGGCTGGACAGTATTGAGAAGAAAGTTAATTCTGCTGCTTTTAATTCTCGGCCTAATCATGGCACAAGTGCTTTTGATGAGCACACCCGCCTACTGAACCTAATCCTGGAAAGGATCAACAATGAATAAGATCATCGAGACAGTCACGTCCCCCACCACTCGAATGTGGTGCTACAACGTCATGATCGCCGTCATGGCATACCTCACCGTCAAGGGCTACCTCACCGGTGATGAGTCTACAGCGTTCACCGCAATCGGCGCCGCATTCTTCGCCGTCGCATCCGTCAACACACCCAAGAACAACTATCAGGGAAAGCACGAGGCACAGTAATGGCAACTGTACAGCAGTTCATTGACGCCTGCGCAGAGGAGATCGGCTACAGCCGCTGGACCGACGAAGACTCCGGCACCAAGTACGGACGCGACTACGCAACCCGCCACGGCGCCGTATTCGGACAGTCCGGAGTACCTTTCTGCGACATGGGGCTCACCTACTGTCTACGCAAAATCGGCATCACCGACTTCGATAGCGCCTACGTCCCCGCCCGCGTCAACACCGCACGCAGCCGCGGCTGGCTCGTGGAACCCGGCGCCGCCCGCCCCGGTGACATGGTCACCTTTGACTGGCACGACGACGGCGAGGACGACCATATCGGGTGCGTGGAGTCCACCGACTCCACCGGCGTCAACACCATCGAGTTCAACACCTCGGAGTACTCCTGGGACGACGGGGGACTAGTCATGCGCCAACACCGCCCCTGGGCCCATATCAGCCACTGCATCCGCTACCCCTGGACCGACACAGGGGTGGGATCACTCAACCCGCCCACAAGGCGGCTGGAGGACCTACAGCGGGCTGTTGGCGCCTATCCCGACGGTGTGATCGGGCCTGACACGCGTCAGCGCATCCTCGCCGTCGTCAGCGCCTCCCAGTGGGGTGGACAGTCCTTCCCCTTCGGCGTGGCATACACCCAGGAGGTCGTAGGAACCAGTCCTGACGGTGTTTGGGGCGTGGCCAGTATGGCAGCCCATGACAGGACCGTGGAGGCCATGCAGCGCGCCCTGGGCGTCGAGGACGACGGTGTATGGGGCCCGGCCACGCAAGCCGCGTGGCAGAACCTCGCGGACGTGTCAGAGCAGGTCTGAGCACACACCGAAAGGCCCCGGTCACCATCATGGTGGCCGGGGCCTTGCCGTAGGAGAGGAGGACCTACCCGCTCAGTATTGCACCGGGATGAAGGTTGTGGCAACTCCGAGCGCGAAGAACGTGAACCCGATGGTCATTACGATAATCATCGCCACGCAAAACAGGATTGCCACCATCATCATGTCAGGTCGTTTCACTTTTCCTCCTCAGGTCGAATGTTGCAAATGAGGATAAGAACATCGAACATCTGAATCTCATTCATCTGAATCACCGATCCACGCGTAAACCGCTTACCACTATACCCGACCACCAAATCGTAAAAACGTTCATTAGAAGACGAAGCAAACCACTCATTATCAACTCTCTGAATCTTAACCATCAATCCATTCATCTTAACGGAGCAACGCGAAGCGTTAATAAAATAGACAATCCCCGAACGGGACGCAATAGCGTTCAACATATTCGGTGTAAGGCAGGACCAACTATTCACACTCTCCTCCATTGTTAATATAGTATGCGGTACAGTCAAGTCTGTCAATATTCCGGGAATGTGGGTTTACCCACATTCCCGGATTCACTCAGCCGTTATCCCTGATGAAGTTGATAACGTCAATGTCACGAAGATTACGGAACACCTCACCATCCTTCCAAATGTTGAATTCGTCCCGTCCCCTCCGACGAATAATGAACTGAGTGGAAGCAGTAATAACCTTAACCTTCCTATTCGTCACAATGTAGTGGAAACCACGCATCTGGTTCGTCAGATACGGCGTCATCTGACGACCAACCCAGAACCGGTAACCAACCCCATCAATCCTGGTCACCACACCCTCAACAGTGTTCTCGATGATGTACTTGGCGGCTTCAGTAGTGGTCATCATTTTGGATT